GCGAAAGTTATCTTGTAGAGGTTCGTAATCAAAATGGTGGATACGCCTATCGCACTTTAGCAGTAAAGGTAAGTGAATAATAATGGGAAAGATGAAAGAGTTATACTCAGAAATAATTACTTGCGACTTATGCTTTGGCACAGGTTGGCTATTTTTTGGAAATGGTGAGGACTACGATACAGAGTCTTGCACTTGCAACCCACACCAATTATTTATCACTAAGGAGAATGACTAATGGAATACGAATACTCAATAACTGCAACCTATGACGGAGATAAGTCTCCGCATTGGATTGGTCGCTATGATAATGCACTAGAGGCAGTTAATAACTTTAATAAGTTTATTGACTATGGCTTTGCTAATGAATACTTAACAGTTAATCTTTCAGAGCCTAGTGGCAAAATGCACACTAAGGTATTTTATGCTAACGGAACAGTAGGGGGTAAATAAATGGGAAGTGTAACAGCAATTGGATTAGCAGATAGCGTGTTAGATTTAGAAACACAATTAGCCTATCACTTACAGGGTAATCATTACCCACCCGTTCCACTTTCTATGGTGCAACCTTGCATAGATGCTATTGACGCATACTATGATGAGGACTATGAAAGATTTATTGCTATGCCTGAAGGCGTATTCTATAAGGGAATGAGCCACGCACCTGCAAGAGCAATTGTAGACCAGCACCACCTATCTTGGTTTATTGACCCAGTAGATGAATATCAAGATGAGGAATAAAATGCCTGCTACAATAAATGCTATGGAATTAATACACGCTGATGATCTAACACCAGACCAATTAATGATTGATGATTTAATTGAGGTTGAAGATGGCATCGTTGAAGTTAAAACTATTACTTCAGATGCAACAGGCGACAAATATTTTATTGATTGTCAAAATGAATTTGGTGAAATTGAAACAGTTGAATTTAATTTTGATTCATTAATTAAACTTTTTGTTTTTATAGAACACCTGGAGTAAAAGGGCCCGAGGCGATTTGTCCCAAATGTCCGTATTACGTTGTGTTGACATTTTTCCCTAAGTCTGCTAAGATTAAGTTATGAAAAAGACTTCAGAGGAATTACGTAGGCTAATGGAACTTCGCCGTTCTAATGCTGCTTCCGCTGTGCCTTCAAAGAAAAAATATGACAGAAAGAAATGTCAGTCCCAAATGCTAGACTTAAAGAAAACAAAGGAGACCCCCTATGAAGTTTGAAAATGATGAAGTACTGGACGAATTCTATTCTACAGTGTGTCCTAATTGTAATGAAAATGAATGCGATGAGTTTATGCCAATGTGTGGGCATTGTTGGCTAGATGAATTAGCAAATTCCGTTACTAATGAAGACATTGCTCTAGAAATGAGTTTAGGCCTTGACTACTAATACACTTACACTTAAACTAAAACGCTCTAATGATAGAAAGGTGGCTAATCTTGTCACAAAAAATGGAAAGCAAGCCGCTATTGCTAATACTTTTGGATTACCTGCAGGCAAGGCTTTCTCCTGTCCTGGTGCCACTAGCGTCTGCGAAAGTGTATGCTATGCAGGAAAACTCGAAAAACTCTTCAAAGGTGTAAAGGCTAACCTATTACACAATTGGGACCTACTTAAAGACGCTGATCAAGACACTATGGTGTCTCTGCTATCTGCAATGATAGATGAGTTTATTGCTGATTGTAATAAGAAAGACGCCCCCAAGTTATTCCGTATCCACTGGGACGGGGACTTCTTTAATGATACCTATACCAATGCCTGGAAGACTGTCATCCTTAACAATACTGATATTCAATTCTGGGTATACACTCGTGTAAAGTCTGCAGCGCTTATTCTTAAAGATATTGATAACCTGTCTCTTTACTTTAGTACTGATAGTGAGAATGTAAAAACTGGTGTTGATCTAAAAATAAAATCTGGTGTACGCCTTGCATACCTTTCTAAGAATTTTGCTATTGGGCAAGCAGATATGAAAGAAATGATTGGTAAGCCTGGCGCTAAGTGTCCTGAAAACCTAAAGGCAATTCCACTTATCTCAACTAATGGTAGCGCTTGCGTTTCTTGCGGATTGTGTGTATACTCTAAAGCAGACATAGTTTTTTCTGCTACTAAGAAATGAGTTAAAATGCCTACGTGGTTTTGGATACTAATAACGTTTATTGTTTTTTATTCATTTTTTAATTAATTGGATCCCCCGCTAAAAAGGGCTCGGGGGCAAAACTTTCATTTGTCAAGTTACGACACGCTGTTAAGATGTGATTAAGGACACACCCAAAAACCTCCCCCAAATTGGTATTTTTGACATTTTTAGTGTAGAATTAAACTATAACCCAAACGAAAGGAAAACCCCAATGACACTAGGCGGATACACTTATCAACTAGGTGATTTATTCACTACTAGTAAGACAGGCGTTACAGGCAGAATTGTAAAGTTCTCACCTATAAATGCTAAACTAACTAGAGTTTCATTACAACTAGCAAATGGCTCACGCCGTTTGGCTATGGTAAGCACAACAAAGTAATCTCACATAGTGAGAAATGTTAGAAATGGATTTGACATTTCTGACCTAAAAATGTTATACTTAGATAACAAGCAACAAACCCCTAACAGAAAAGGAAAAACACAAATGGCAGTAAATACAGCAACATACAAGGTTGGCGACCTCTACACATCACAGAAGTCAAAAATCACAGGAACAATCCAAGAAATCACACCTAACAAAGACGGACAATCAGTTCGTATCAAGTTAGATGTTGATGGACAAGTTCGCTACACAACTTGGACAGCCAAGTAATCGTTCTCGCATAACGATAAATTGCGAAACTCCTGAGCAAGAGTTAAAAAGGCTCACAATGTCAGACCCACCCCCTATACTATAAATAACCCAACAAAGAAAAGAGAAAAACAAATGGCAAGAGGAAAAGCAATCTCAGTAAAAATCCCTACTCAACGAGTAATCACCGCACTAGAAACTAAGTTAGCAGAACTAGAGGCTAACTACAAAACACAAGACGAAAATGAAGCAAAGTATCAAGATGCTTACAAGGCTTGGCAGAAAGAGTTAGCAGATTTCGCAATCGCTCACTTCTCAAAGGCTGAAAACATCAGAACAAACTATCGTTCTTGGAACAAAACTCTCAATGTTGATTTTGACATTGTAGGTTCAGATAAGGACTTCCCTGCTGAGCCTGAGCGTAATTTTGAGCAACTCCATCAGCACAACTATCGTGAGCAGAAAGAGGAAATGTCTAACGCAATTCGTATCCTCAAGATGACAGATGAGGAAGTTGTAAATACTTCCACATACAACGCAGTTGCTCGTTATCTCTAACTAGATAATTGGGTGGGGTGTAAAAGCCCCACTCAGTTCCCTTGGAGTGAGTCAGGCTCGCCTGGGGATCTGATAGGGGTGGGTTCCAGACTAACGGCCGTGCCTACCCCTATCACCCAATTTGTCAGACCCCTCTAGTATAATTAAAAGAAACAAACAGAAAGAAGGCCCCCAATGGGATTAGATATGTATCTCAGCGCTAGAAAGCACTTTGAAAAAGTCAACTGGCACACACTACAGGCTAATGATGAATTAACTTATGACTCACCTGAAGCCGTATACCCTAAGTTCAATGACCTAATGGAAATAACACAACTCACAGATGTCGCTACAGATATGTATGGAGCAGAAGTATTGGTCACCTGTGCCTATTGGCGCAAGGCTAATCAGATACACAACTGGTTCGTCACAAATATTCAAGGCGGTAATGATAATTGCGGTGATTACTATGTTTCACAAGATAAACTAACAGAACTAAAAGTTATCTGCGAACACGCACTAGAAACTAAGGACCCAAGCCTACTACCACCACAAGCAGGATTTTTCTTTGGTGGAACAGATATTGATGAGTGGTACTGGAAGGATCTTACTAATACTATTAATCAGTTAGAGCGAATCTTTGCTTTGCCTGAAATAGATAAGTTATCATTCTATTACTCATCATCTTGGTAATTGACATTTGTCAGTGCCCTGCGATACAATTAAACTAACCAACTAACAGAAAGAGGCCCCCAATGGACCAAGAGACATACGAAACAGTAATAGAACCAGTAAACTCAACACAGGAATTTCTTCGTGATTCGCTAGCAAAAGCAACGTTGCGGGTTACCAGTTTAGAAGAGCACATTCAGAAAGTAACTCAGCGCTCATATGCTGATTCAGCGGAACGTAACCGTATGGTTGAAGGAATGCAAGAGTGGACCTTGGAAGCAGTTGAAGACGGTTCCATTACAGAATCACAGGCAGAAGAAATTGCTGAGATTATGGGCTTTGAATTAACAAAAGAATTCGAAGTTGAAGTTACAGTTCTTTATTCAGTGACAGTCAATGCACGTAATGAAGAAGCAGCAACAAATGCAATTCACGATATCGATTTTGATACTGTTCAATATGATTCAGATAGCATTTCGTGGTTGTCATCCTCAATTGATAGAGTTGATATTTAGTAGGGGGCTACTAAAATAATTCCTGAGCAAGAATTTAAACTGCTCACTTTAAAATCCCCAAAAATTTCCTCGGGGCGCCTGTGATCAATATCACACCGCCACCCTTTACGATTACGTTACGAAATGTCCGTTTTATCCCATCTTTAACTATCTCAATTTGCATTTGTCAGCCTGTCCTGTTATACTTAAAATAACAACAAAAGAAAGAAGGAAAATCGTGGCTCACGACTTAGAAACACAAAACGGCGTTGCATCTTTTGCATCATTCCGTGAACCTGCTTGGCACGGATTGGGAACCGTATTCACAGAAGAAAAAACAACCGTAGAAATGTTGGAAGCAGCAAATCTTAATGGTTGGAATGTTCGTCTTGAAGATTTGGAAACCCCTACACATCTAACAAGCGACAAGGCATACCAATATGTTTTGCGTACAAACCCTACTGATAACACCCAGACTGATATTCTTGGCGTTGTTGGTGAGCGCTATCACGTATTACAGAATGAAGATTTATTTTCATTTGGTGATAACATTCTTGATGGTGGTGGGCGTTGGGAAACCGCTGGCTCAATTAAAGGTGGGCGTGTAGTATTTGGCGCTCTTGCTTTAGAGCGTGAAACAATTCTTGACCCTAATGGTGTTGCGGATAAGGTTAAAACTTATTTGCTTATTAACACATCACACGATGGCTCAATCGCTATTCAAGCAAGCATCACACCTGTTCGTGTTGTGTGCGCTAATACTCTTAACCTTGCGCTTGGTGGCGTAGGTCGTAAGAAGAATAAGGGAATCAAGCAATCTTTCAAGATTCGCCACACACAAACCGCTAATGGTAAAGTGCAAATTGCTCGTGAGACTTTAGGTCTTGCTAATTCTTATATGGACGAATTTGATAAAATGGCTAAGGCTATGATTGAGAAGGAAGTTTCTGCTAAGGAATTTAACGACATCATTCTTGCTGCATATGCTAAGCCTGAAAAGGACGCTAAGGGTGCTTTCAAGAAATGGGAAAATAAAGTTGATACAATCAACGATATTTATACTGGCGAATTTAACGGAATGATTGCTGGTAATGCTTGGGGTGCGTTCAATGCACTAACTGAGCGCCTTGACTGGTACCGTTCTGCTCGTGGTGGTTCTAACGAATCCATTCTTGCATCAGCATCAGGATTTGACCCTGCAATTAACGCAGAGAAAAATCGTTTGCTAAAAGTTGTACAAAATGTAATGCAACTCGCATAACAAAAAAATCCTGAGCAAGATTTAAAACTGCTCGCAAGATTCGTTAGATCAATTGGTTAGATCGCTACCCTGTCACGGTAGAGGCTACGGGTTCAAGTCCCGTACGAATCGCAATAAATAAATATACATCACAATGAATAAAAATTTGGCTCGGGACTAGTGATGTATATCACATAACATTTCTTATCTTTTTTGATTACGAAGGCTTGATATTTTTCCTGGAATTTGCTATACTTGGTATATGACCAAACAAGTGGCAATATATGAAATGAACTACTCCTGCTCCCCTGGTGGCGTTGACTGCTGGGAAGCAACTATCAATGGCTACGGTACTAGTAGTACTGCTAGTGATTTTAAAACTGCTGGAGAAGCCCTCAACTGGGTACTTGACAGACACCCTGACGAAATGTTAGAATTGGTAGTAACCTCACTTCCCGCTTATGAAAAGGAATATGTATGACCCAAAAAACAGACACAATGCTAGAACCCTACTACTCTTGCGACCTTAGTATTTCTATTGTCAATATAGACGCTAGAAATAAATTTCACGCAGAGTCTATTATGCAAAAGTTCATAGATGAGATTGCCGTAGTTATGGACGAACAAGTCCGCTGGCACGAAGCCGATTGGGAAATTACTGAAAATGTGTATGACCCTACAACAGGTAGTTGGTTTGAACAATGAGCGAACCAAACAATAAAACGGTAGCAAAACTAGTAGAGGATATCTACGAGGATAACTACTCCCACCTTGATTTTATGGAAAATATGAATGGTGGAGAGTGTGACTGCAACATATGTTGTGCCCTTGAATTAATTATTAAGTATTGGGGAGAGTAATGTTAGGCTATACTGAAACTGATATTGCAGTAATGACAGATGCTATGGAAGATGCTATTAAATCAGGTAGACTCTCTTCTGAGGTAGTAGATGGTTTAGAAAAGGCTCAATCATTCCTTGATGGCCTATGGGCAGAAGGGTACTTTGACTAATGAAAGTTAGAATCAGCCTTGAACAAACAATAGATCTAGATGATGCTATGTCTAATGATATAGGGTTTGAACTCTATGGTCCCCCTGATATGAGCAATGATGACAAGATAGATTATCTAATGGCTCGCTTTGCTGAGGACATAGACACTATGGTCAAATATGATGAGGTCCTAGGTAACATCTCAATAGAATATATAGAGGACTAATGTATAACTGGACTAAGTATGACTATCTATGTACTGACTGTGATGCCCTTATGGAGATCACTACTCTAGTTGATATTAAGGACTGGAGAGGGTGGTGCTCTTGTGGATCCCCCAATTTAGTTTGGCTTGGCTCTTATGATGGCAACGCTCCCCTGTTTGAACCTGTGACGAAGGTCACACCTAGAGGACTTGTCAAAATCAACACCAACCCGTATAATTAATATATGGACCTAAATACATTCAGAGAATATATAAGACTACACGCCATATCCCTTGAACAGGATTTGGAAAACGAGGACGGTGCTGATAGCATTGTTCCTTACCTAGAAGGTGCAATCCACGTATCAAAGCATTATTTGGAGGTTTTAAATGAATCCAATTGACATTGACCCATACCTACGCAAGCAGGTTGAGTTGGGTATGGACGGTGCTGACATTATGCACGGTCACCTAAAAACTTTAATGGTTGAGGCAGAAGGAATCCTTGACCGTTGTATTGAGGTTGAGGATGAATCAGGTGACGCTATGGATTCAATGGCTCGTACAGAGGCCACTGGATACCTAGACGCCCTTACTGAGTTATATGCTTTAACTTATGCCATTGCCTTTGCCAAGGAAGATTTTAAGAACCGCAAGGAGATTCTAGGTGGATAAGTTTGTTGAGATAGACTTTGATGAGTGGTGTGAAACCTACAAGCCAATCAAAAATCATATAGATACAAATGCTTCCTTTGACGGGGAGATGTTTGAGACATATGGTGATGAGGTGGAGTTTGTAAAGCAGCAGGACCCTGCCTATATCTGGATGTATGGAGACGGAGACGACGGTGGTTCCTATATCTGGAATGGCTGGCACTTTGTTAATCGCATTGGTTATTTTATTACTGCGGTTCCTTGTCCCCCTGATACCACGATGCAAATCAGAGTAAGCCATAACTGGTTCTACTGTGAGAACTGCCAAGCAGAATTCGAAGACCCTGATAATACTATTAGAGATGCCTTCGATGAGCACGATTTGGAAAAATGCCCTAATTGTGCTACACTTAAAGAACTAACCCTAGTAGGACTGGAAACCCAAAATGCCTGAATTAAGTGATAGTTGGAAAGATGATGATGTAATTACTGTCTACACTTGCCAATCGTGTGGACACAAATCCCTAACAATACCAACAACCTGCCCTGATTGCGGAAAGGAAGTAGAGAATGCCTAAGTATACTGTAACTGCAACACGAGAGACTTACTATGAATTCGAGATTGAAGCAGCGGATGAATTGGCTGCTGAAGATCAAGTAAGACAATTAGAAATCGAAGGGGACATTGAAACATATGCCTATGACTGGTATCCTTTAGAGATAGAATCCGTTGAAGAAGAAGAAGAGGAAGAGGTAGAATAATGGGAGCACGTATTAACTATGTCTTTAAAGACAGTGATGAGGGCCCTGTAGTAGTACTATACAGCCATTGGGGCCAAGACGGCTGGGAGACAGACATTGCTGCAGCCCTGGAACACGCTAGGCCACGCTGGCAAGATTCATCGTATGCAACCCGTATGATGATTAGTTATCTTATCCAACACAGCATTCTTGATGAAACAGGTTTTGGTATCTATGCCATTAATCAAGACGGCTATGACCTAGGGGAGCAGACAATCCTCATCGACTTTACTACCAATACTATTACTGATAATGTATCTGTCAATTGGGATAAATTTATTTTAGCCTTTGGACGTACAGGTGCCCTAGTTTAATATTTCGCTGAGCGCTAACAGGGAATGGGTCCCCTGTTGGAATATAGGGTGGAGCGTGAGTTCTGAGTCTTGCGCTCCCCCTTACTTTTTGGTATAATGAATAGAGAGGAGTTTGCCCAATGGCGTATAGTGTTAGAAAAGCACAGAGTAATAAAGAAACAAGAAAAGCAGAAGCATTGGCAAAACTTCTAACTGAAGATTTTTCTATTGACCTAGAGCGGGTTGGTTATTATTTGGTTAGGAATATGCCCACGATTGTATTTCACAGATTAGATGTTCTTGCCTTGTCGGCAATGGAAGAGTATGATAAACTTAGTGTAGAGATGAAAACTGGAGGAAAACCACCTTGGCGTTAAACTTAGCAGATAAATCAGGAATAATGGCTGAACTATGGATGAACTATAGGGATGACAAAAACTTCTCAGACTTTTTTGGATACAATGATATTGGGTTACCAATGTCGTATTACTTGGCTGAAGGATTGATCACAGAACTATCACCACTGGGTGAGCAATACATAATGGAATCTTGCGATATGTTCTTGGCAATGCTGGAGGTTACTGAAGACGATGTAGATAGCCTAATAGACATAAACCTAGATGCTGTGTTAAAGTTATCTATGGAAAAGAAGGAACAGCCTAACCCTGAAGTATAGGGTTGCTGCCCGAGGATTCTTTGTCAAACCTCAAACCTTTATATTGTCATAAGAAGATTACGAAGAGAGATTTCTTTTCCCCAATCATGGCATATCATCAAACCTTCATATTGTCAAATTAAGATTACGAAGAACAAATTCTTTTCCCCAATCATGCCAAACCTTTATATCTAAAACCATGTTATACTTATATTATGAGTCCAAGACATTTTGCAGATTATGCTAAAAGATATCCTAAACAATATCAGGCATTCTCCGATTCAATGTGGAATGGTTTTGTATCTGTTACTAAGCATGTTCCTATTATGGGAAGGTTCTTTTCTTTTACCCCCGCCCATTCCGTGATTGATGATCCTATTAGTGACGGCGAAGCCGTGGGCGCAGCCCTTGCAGAGATCTATTTAGAAGCCCAGCCAGAAAATGGCGGGGAATTCAGACCAGGCTTCTAACAATCCTATAGTAATAAACACCACTATAAATTATCAAACCTTTTCTCCTGGTTTTTAAATATTTATCAAACCTTTATATATTTTTATTACGAAATTCGAATAATTTTCCCTGGTTTTGGGGATTTTTTTATGCAGTAAATGGGCTTGACAAACCATCATATATAAGATATAATGCCCAAACCCTGCATACAAAGGTTTGACAAATAAGGTTTGATATGATATCATCTGCGGGCATATGAAGGTTTGAAGGTTTGGGGATGTGAAGGTTTTGCGCCAGAGGATTACGACGCCTTCGTTAAAAGCGCTCTATCCTCCACTACTCTCCACAATGCTCCACTTCTACTCTGTCTAATAATATAATCAGTAAGATCTATCTGTGGATAAACCTGTGTATAACTAATATTTCTAAGCATCCAAACCTGTGGATAACCTATAAACCCAGGGTATATAAAGATTACGATACACTGGATATTTCCCCATATCTGTGCTATGATGAATGTATGAGAATAAACCATGGGAAAATGTCGGGCAACTATGCTATTGGCGTATACATCCATAACTGGGGACATCCTATAAAAAATGATTGGGAAATCGGTTTCCAGTTCTTTAAGTGGTATGTCGGAATAGACTTCTTTAAATGAAACCTTTCCTAATCATAATGCTTGGTCTATTCATCTTTCTTAACTATATGGCCTATCTTCAACAAATCCGTATGGCTGGATGATTATATGATAAAATACATCTATGGATAAATTTGAATCATCATACAGTAAGTTTATGGGTTATAGGGTAGCCTGTACTCAATGTAATCAACTATATATTAAGGATAATGATGAACCCTTTGTATGTCTTACGTGTGCTGCCTAATGCCTATAGTATTATGCTTTGACTGTGGTGCTTCCTTTAATGTCCCATATGACACTCCAAACCCTACAAGAGCCTGTCCCAAGTGCCTAGACAAGATGTGGGAATCTCAAACCTCATTTGAAGAGTAGTGTATTACTACTAGGGGTAATGGGTCCTTTCTTGACTTCCCCCGCAATTTCTGAGATAATGGTTTAATGGATCAAAAAGAAAGAACTGCCCATCTTAAGGCTCTCTGGCATCAACGCAATAAAGATCGCAGACGGCAGGCGATAAGGCTTCGCAGAAGCACCAAGCGCCAGTATGTGCATAACCTTAAAGAAGGTAAGTCTTGTATGGATTGTGGCATTGAGTATCCTCCATATGTCTATGACTTTGACCATCTTCCCCAATTTGAAAAGTCCTTTCCTCTTAGCAGTACAGGCATGAGAGATAAGACTATGGAAGAGATTATTGCTGAGATAGACAAGTGTGAATTAATATGTGCTAATTGCCATAGACATAGGACCTATATGCGGACTATAGAGAAATCTAACCAATAGTGCCCGTGTCGGGCATAGGAAGGTTTGTTACCTCTATTTCGCCGAACTTTAAATACTTGACAATCATTTCCAAACCCGCTATACTTAGATTATGCACATATTCAGAGTATCTCTACTAGATTACGCAACGGCATTTGATCTTGATATTTTTGCCTCGACTGAAAAAGAAGCCAGAGCAATGGCACAAGCAGAAGAACCTAAGATGAACATTACCAGGGTGGTATGTTTGACCACTATCGAGTCTATATGACCAACGAAGAGATAGTAGAGTTATTAAACAAAGAATCCTATCGTGTATGGGACACTGCCAAAGTGATCAAGAACCAAGACTACCATGATGGACTGGTCAAAGGTTTAAAGATGGCTGCTAAGTTAGTGGCTAAACTATGAGATACTTTAAAAAAGGTTGGATAAAGGGTGGCGTATCTGATGGGTGGGGTTTCTCAGCAGAGTTTTACCCCTCAGAGCGATCTCTAAGCATTATGTTTATCCATTGGTATATAATCATCGAAAAGGATTACTATGAACTGTCCAATATGTAATCTATCTAAAGAGTCTGACTGGTTTTGGAATGCTCATCAAACCATGAGTGATGGAAAGATATGGTGTGTTAATGCTAAAAGACCTTCAGATACCTGATCCCTTTCAAACCTTTGTAGCCAACAAAAATGCCAATGCTAAAGGATATGTTCATGACTGGTTTACTGGTGAATGGTCTTATAGTTGTTCTACCTGTAAGGAAGACCTTTCTGGTCCATCCCGCAAAATATTAACAAAGATTAGGCTATTCCATACAAGAAATGAGTGCTTAGGTGGCTACTGAACCAAAGATTACGAAGATGGATTGGCGGTCCCTAGGCTACTGGCCTGTGTGGAAAGATGGAAAGAAAGTATGGGTGCCACAGGATGTCTCTGAAGATAGTGATTGAGGAATATACTTCTCCTAAGAAGTCTAATGGTAAGTTAGTTAAGAATGAGAAGAAGTTCTTTCTCCCCCCAATTCCTTGGCAATGGACGCTATATGATGGCTCGAAGATTGTATCCTTTGGGTATTGTCACACAGAAGAAGATGCAGAGATCAAGGCTAACTCTGCTCTACGTGATTTTAATGGCTATAGGTAGGTAATCTAACCAATATTGCTACGGAGTAGCATAGGGAGGTTTATAACTCCTATTTTGCGCCGAACCCTAATGCTGTATAATAAACATATGAAGATCAATATGCACTGGATGCACCGTAATGCTTGGGAAAACAATAAACACGACCTTGTTGAAATGGCTAAATTTTTCGAAACTTTAGGCGTTAAATCTATTTTGCTACCTTACGGACCCAATGGCTTAGATTATTTACTTCATACACCTAACATACTTAATGCTACTGATAAGGTTAGAATACTTATTGCTTTACCTGCCTATGCCGTTACCCCAGAATATGCAGCAAAGATATTTTGGACTATGCGACAATTTAATGGCCACAGGCTTGATCTAAACCTTGTTGCTGGTAACTATGGAGGAGAACTGGCTGAATCAGTGCTAAATGACTACCCAGGAGATACATCACACATAGATACACATGAAAAAAGAGTTGCCCTTACTGAGCCATGGATTGAAAAGTTTACTAATTTAATGAAAGGTAAGGGTGTTGAATACACATCATATGTTGTCGGAGAATCTGACATGACTATTGGTATAGCGAACAAGTATACCGACTTCTTAATAATAAACCATTCAATGCTATGGCCAAGCCAAATGCACAGACTTACTAATGTAAGGCCAATGCTTGCAATAGACCCCCTTATTATAGACAATCTAGAAGATATTGACAAGGTTGAATACTACCATTATGCCTACGAAAAGAAAAGTCATCATCAGATAAAGGGAACATACGAAGAGGTTGTCGCAAAAATAAGACAGATATCAGAAGAACACAAAATATATGACTTTATAGTGCATACTGACCAAAAGAATCTTGACCCAATGTTTAAAATGATGAAGGAGATATCTAGTAGTTAATATTATAGGCCTGTGGATAACTGTGTTATAATGATTATATGATTGAGTCTAGATCCCCAGAAAAATGTCATTACTGCGATAAGCCAGCAGAGTACAATGACCTTGTTGGAAGCAAGGAAGATGGGTTTTTTGTGTCTGGGGTCTGCAAAAAACATGTAAAGCAGTACGGGCTATCATGATAGATGCAAGAGGAATTCCTGCATCAGCGTGTCCCCTGTGTGGCTCAAAGTTATTAAGAATTACTGCGGAGTTTGACGAAAACTACGAGATTATAAGATACTTACTAAATGACGCTCAATGCTTTGAGTGCAAGTCAATGATCACCGCACCTACGCCGATAGATCTCTAATAGTTTCTTCTATCTGTCTCTCTATTATCTTTTTAACAACTCTAGAAGATATAAGTTTTGAATCAAAACACTCTGTATATCCATTTTGAGGAACATCTTCTTTTTTTAGATATTGCTCTGGCATCTTAGACTTTAAAGTTTTTAAGACTTTGCCCTCAACTAGTTTAGCAACCTTTCTCGTTGGCAGTATCCAATAGTACATTAGCATCCATCCTTTACGACGATGGGTTGCGTATCTTTCGTTAGACATATTTGCAATACCCACTTTAAAAGCCCTTAATCCTGGGCTGTAAATAAGATACAAGATGGTTCTTTCCATAAACACATTATACTACGGTGGTACAATGAAGTGTGAAACAAATTATCTTAGTTAGCCACGCAAGAACGTATACTCATTTTTTTGAAAGGAACCTTCTAAATATGGCCAATGTTAATTCTGGATTAGGGGGAGGAAGAACTCTTAGAATTGTTGGGACACATAATTATGCCATATCTTTAGATAAAAGATACTCCAGTATGGATAGGTTTTCTTTGGTTAGAGATCCAGTTCAATGTCTTTCTTCAGTAATTTCTTCAATTGATTCTCATGAAGATAAAGAGGAGGAGCAATATAAAACCGCTATCTCTGACTGGATAAACTTTCATGAAAAAATATTAGAGGATAAAAACATTAACCTGGTATGGTGTAAAGATTTAAAGTTTAGACCACTTGAAACATTTACTCATATAATTACTGATGTTTTGGGTCTTGAAATGTTAAGAGATACTATCATAGGACATGATACTATACAGGATAAAAACTATCGGAACTCTAACTTCAACACACCTCAATATCGCAAAATACATCGCTATGTATCTTCTACGGATCTATCTCAGCCTTACTCTATGTATTCTGAATTAGTTAAAAAGTCAATACGTATTTAATGTTTGTGGTATGATTGATATATGAAAAAATCTAATATAAAAGTATCTCAATCAAAAATGCGTAGAAGTATGAAAAATAAAAAGCGCTTAAAAGATAAGACTGTTCTGTCTAAGTTTGAGCGCAAGCAAATTGTTTTGAGGGAGTCCATTATGAACACGTATGGCCTCCATAATGCATAGAGTTATACTTCATACATTCCAGAGAACTGGAAGAAACTTTATCAGTACCGCAATACATCAACTTGGTGGGATTTGGATAGATTCTAGTCAGTCAAACACAGAGATAGACTATGGACAATATGACAAGATTATAACCATTGTAAGAAACCCAGTAGACTGTATAGCCTCTTTATCGTTAATGTCAGAAAAGTTTCATCCAGGCGTCTCAATTAAAGACAATGTGAATGCATCATCAAGATCCTGGATTGAATTTCATAAAGAAGCCAACATGACCAATAGTGTTTTCTTAAATTTTAAAGAGTTAGAGGGTGATGGAGAATCTTTTATTAAAAAGATTTTGTCTTTAGTAAAAATTGAACAAATAAAAAACTACAAAGATATTGATTTTGATTCTTTATTGTATAAATATGAAAAAAATCATGAAACTGGTTTTACTGTGACTGAAAAGAATAATCCAAACTATGCTGAAGTCTTAGAGTACACACGTGGTTTAGATTTAAGTGAGCATATGAAAATATATAATGATCTAATCAAGAGGTGCGTATGATGTGGTCCTGGATATTAGCAGTAATAGGCGTAGCAGGTATATACTTTGTAGGTAGAAAAGACAAATGGGGATGGTTTGTTCTTTTATTTAACGAGTCTCTTTGGATAGCATATGCTGTAATTACTAAGCAATACGGATTCATATTCTCAGCAATTGCATATGCAGCGGTCTATATCAAATCATATATACACTGGTCTAAAGAACCAGTTAACAAGATACATTTATGAGCCTAGAAAAAAATATTAAGGCTGTTCTATTTGAACTTGGCAAAGAGATTAAGTTTCACCAACTAGATCAAGAGAACATGATTATTGAAATAGACTATGATAAATATACTGCAGAATTAATGGATGTCTTTAAGGATTATTTAGAAAATAAATAAGGCCCTATCGTCTATCGGTTAGGACAACGCCCTTTCACGGCGTAAAGACGGGTTCGATTCCCGTTGGGGCTACATTGACAAACCTTACTTATAGGAGTATACTTATTATATACGGACAAGGAGGATAGTTATGCTACATGCTTTATGGTTAATCCCAGCATTTTTTACTGGGTGGATTGTTTGTTACATTCAAATGACATACGGAGTTGATCAGGGTGATGAATAAAGAAATTCGTGTTAAACGTTTTTGGGTGCATATTGGTTTTAACCTAAAGGGGTTTGGTCTTGGGTTTAGAATTGATAAGTATAGTGCTAATATTGATTTCCTATGGTTCTGGATTGGGATTGAATACTAATGGCAAGAATGATTGTTTGTCCTACCTGTAAAAAAGAATGGGATCTTCGTTGGGGAATATTCGGTCACGATAGTTTATCTAGACATATGAAAGAACATAATAAATAATCTATTTGGTCAGGCAACAGTAGCCAAGTTGGTTAAGGCCCCGAACTCATAATTCGGTTATCGTAGGTTCGAGTCCTACCTGTTGTACTAGGCGGGTGTTGCATAATGGTAGTGCCTCTGCCTTCCAAGCAGATAGTGCCAGTTCGATTCTGGTCACCCGCTCCAGACCTCTGTAGTTCAGTGGACAGAACGTTGGACTTCTAAGCCAAGCGTCGCAGGTTCGATTCCTGCCAGGGGTACTTTTATGTTAAACTCTTTCAAGCAGTGTTTTATATAGTTTTAATATTTCCTGATACTGTTCAGTTGAATGTATATACGAGACAACTAAATCGTAGTGATCTTTGTTTACTTCGTCATCAGTAAATCCTCTTTTTACAACTGGATTACTGAAGTCTCTCTTGTGCTTACTTCCAGAAATATCTAACATCTTGTTTATTGTTTCGACTGGACCACTCTTCATCTGATCAGTAGAGAATACATTAATATTTTTATTTAAGAGTGCACACTGCATATACGATTTATAGACCATCATTTGATGATTAATAAACTTAATATCTTTTTCCGAAAGTGTCAACTCTTCTTTAATATTTTCTTTTTTCATTACTTCGCTGCCATATATAATTTGACCTGTCTTACCAGTAAACCAACCACAAACATTAATTGCAATATTTTCTGCTGGCTCCCTAATTATTGTGCAAAGTGTTACGTCTTCTCCATAGTTTCCCAAAGAGATAACAGGTTCTTTCTTCCATATGATCCACTCGCTACCTTCTGCAAGTTCATTCATGTTCTCAGTTCTATCTGCCCTAATTGCTGAAGCAAGCAAGGAGTAGAACTGTTCTACACCAGCATGCGGATATGCATTAATTAGTATTTTCATTTGTCTTCTTGTGTTTAGGTCTATAGTCATCAAGAATTGCTTTAATAGTTCCGTCTTTTCTTAGACGAACAATCTTTCCATCTTTGATTTGTGTAGGATTAAAGGCTGTTGATTTTCTTTTTGGCATGATTAAATTGTACCACCTATTGTATCTCTCAGTCTTCTAAATCCAAGAGAGACTCCAGCCCTTGGGCTTAAAGAAACGACATTATGCTTCCTGTATGCTGGACAATAGACTACCTGGCCAGGGGATAGTTGAAACGAGTATTCAATTTCTTTTTTATCTTTATCCCAAATTTGCCATAAAGCATTTCCCTGTATACTCCAAAAAAATACACAGTCATCATCCGTGTGTGGAGCGTTGCTTAACGATTCAAGTGTAGTTAAACTTACATAGATGTGGTGTTGACAACTTGGACCTTCAAATGAGCCAAATTTAGATCTTACAAAAATATTAGATATTTTATTTACTACCTGAGATATTTTTAAAATTCTATCTGCATACTGAATTCTCATACCGTATCCGTTATAATGATCTTTTTTAAGATCAGCCTTAGCGATTATGTCCTCATCTGCCAAAGAAAATATTTCATCCCAAGATACAACTATTGGTATTTTTTCTTCAAATAAAAAGGGGATTCCATTCTTGTAGTTATAGAAATATTTGGGATCAATTAAAAAATCTAATTCTTTCATTTTACAAGTATACCATATTCTGGTATAATTAATAGACCTGCCCAAATGGGGGGAATTAACTTATTCGCTTGAAAGGGGAATAATATGGTAAAAACAGCACTGGATCTTTTTAATGATCCTTTTTTCAACACCTTCTCAAATCTTCAGAAGGTAACAACAACAACAAACTATCCACCTTACAATCAGGTCAAACTAAATGATAAAGAGTACATTCTTTCATTTGCTTTGGCGGGATTTTCTAAGGATGATGTCTCAGTATCGCTAGATAATCGCAAACTTACAATCAAGGGCGAGAAGAAGGATGCTGAGTTGCCAGAGGGTGCGGAGTATCTACACAAGGGAATTGCTGCTCGCAAGTTCACAGATATCTTTACCCTTCCTGAGTTTGTCGAAGTTGTTGGGGCTGAATTTAAGGATGGTATCTTAGATATCAAACTTGAAAAGCAAATCCCAGAAGATAAACTACCAAAATCAATAACTATTTTGTAGTATAATTGATTTATTCCGTGATCGGTTGGTCCGCAGGGATTTTCTGCAACGGATGGTCTATAAATAGACAGTCAGCAGGCTCAAGGCCGTGGTTGATAGACCTGAGCAGTCGTCTATAAACTGCTCACCTACTAACAATGGAGAGCAATGATTAAAGTTAATAACTACGTACAGGTAATTGGTATTGAAGAATATGATTTACAGCCAGCAAAAGTTTTGAAGATACTTGAAGATTCATACGAACTTGAGATGAGAGATAATACAGTTAAGGTTTTACCTGCTACAAATGTTAAAGAAAAGAAGAATTGTGTATGTGGTCAGTCAGCAAGAGGGCCTTGGTGTGATGGGTCACACTCTAGACATTAATCTTCAGAATCAAAAAATCTAGATATATAAATATTTTGTAGGCTTTCTGTTCCAAATGCAAAGAATTTAACCTTCCAGTCTTTATTAACTTGCAGGAATGTTGTTACTGCTTGCATAACTTCATATGGATGAATTGGATCGTCTGGAGCAGTTGAAAAATCATCAATCCCAATAACCCCATCAGGTTTTAATATTTGAGAAGCATATAGCAACTCATTATATACATTATGAAAAGAATGGTCAGAATCTAAATAGATAAAATCAAATTTATCGACAGCATCTGACGGTATGTATTCTGGAAGAAGTGTTTCAGATTTTCCTTTTCTAATTTCAACTTCTGGATTATTTTTAAATCTTTCACAAACAAAAGAGTAGTTGTTATTGGCATCATATCTGTTTTCTGAATTTGGCATCATATCTGGATTATCAAAAGTATCTATCAAAACTAACTTATTAAGTTTAAGGCCATCTACAAGGCACTGAGCATAGTCTCCAGCAGCAGTACCAACCTCCATAACACGTAATTCTTTATCCATACCAGCAAGAACATTGATTATTGAAGAGCGATTTGTAAGGATTTTTGCCCCTGACACTTGCTCTTCACTAATTTCAAGTATGTTATATGGGGATACTGCAGGCATGCCTATCTTATCGCATTGACACAGGTATTCCTTTACTTCTTCTGGTGGTACTAGCCGCCATACATCCCCGACTTTTTTAGCATTATGCTTCATACCATCTATAATACCATATGCTATAATTATTGTATGCATGAACTAACTCCAGAATGGTATAGACCTAGACCAGAACTTAAGAAGATTGACAATATTACTGCCATCATAGGTATTGACACTAACAATATAAAGGTTGTAGAAAATTGGATTTCTGATGAAGACTGTGAAAGGGCTATGAAAATTATATCCAAGACACCAGTTAACCATGCAGCCACACACTCATATCCTATACATAACACAGAAGGCTATGAGGGAGAGACACAAGAAGAAAGATTATTTGCAGAAGAGTTTGGCAAGAAGATGGTTGCTCTTGGAGAAGAGTTATACGGACTTCCACTTATAAGAGATCAAAAATTCTTATATGTTGTTCACCCAACTGGAACATATATTGACCCACATACAGATATTTTAGATATTACCGCTCCAGATTATGAAGGAGATACATACGAGTCACAGCGTGAAAGGTTCCCATATCTCTGGAGTGGTCACCTATCTATCCTTGCTTATCTCAATGATGATTACGAAGGTGGAGAGTTATACTTCCCAGAGCATGATTTTGGAGTTAGACCTAAGAAGGGTATGATAATCTTTTTCCCAGGAAACTTACACTACGTTCACGGCGTTGCGCCAGTAACAAGTGGCACAAGATATACACTTTCTCAATGGTCAAAGTTTAAAGACTTTATAGCAAAGCCAGAAAATGCCTAGAAAACCAATACACCCTTTAGGTCAAGATGAATTTAAAGTTTTTGCTGATGACGAAATAGAAGATTCTGAAAAGATAAGTCAAGAACAGTTAAATGGTGCAAAACTTTTCTCTTCCAGGGAAGAGTATGCGAAGAGTTTTAAAAAGGGGATTAGATATCTAGAAGTTGGAGTTGCCTGGGGATATTCTGCACAAATGTTTATTGATTCAACAGAAGCCATATCGGCAGACCTAGTGGACTGGTTTGATCAAGACCTTAGATGCTGGTCATGGAGAAAGTTTGGCTCATGTCAATGTTCTGGAATGAAGCATGAACTGCTCTATACCCCAATTACCCACGAACCATACGTTGTTGAAAAATTTAAAGATTACAAAAATGTAAAAACGTATAAGGGTGACGCAAAAAGAATTCTTCCAGAATTAATAGGTGCAGGTAAAGAATATGATTTTGTGTATATAGATATATCAAACTATAGACATACTACAAGAGATGCACTCAGAAATGCATCAAAGATGATACCAGTTGGTGGCGTAATAGGTCTTAATGACTATCTTATCTATGATGGGATAATTGAAGAAGAGCCCTATGGAACATTTCAAACTGTAAATGAATTTTTGCAGTATAATAAAAACTGGGTTGTTGATGCCATTGCACTACATAACCTTGGGTTTTATGACATATACATAAGGAGAGTATCTTGAACAACAACGAAAAGTATAAAGAATTTTATTTTAACCCAGACAGACTTAGGGATAGTACTTCTGTTTGGGATATATTCTGGGATGAATTTGATATCACTTGGGCGCAAAGCCAAGAGCACTCTAAGTCAAAACATTTTACGGTAAACCCTGCAGAGTCTCAACAAGCATTTGGTACAATTGATGATGGCGAAGTAACATACGATTATAATAACGATTGGTTTAGATCTGATGAGTTTACTGTTGACCACCCAGAAAAGTATCACATAGTATTTTCTGGATGCTCCGAAACAGAGGGCGTTGGGTCACCACTAGACACTGTCTGGGCAAAGATGCTTCATTCAGAACTTAAAGAAAAATACGACATTGGTGGATATTACAACCTTGCTAAATCTGGTAATGGATGGCACAAGGTTGTATCTTCCTTATTAGTATATATAAAAAAATATGGCAAGCCAACACATTTATTTGTTCTGCTTCCAAATGTTGCAAGAAATTTTGTGTGGGAAAGTGAAAGAGAAACCTGGACGTATCAGCAAAAACTTAATTTTTCTTCAGATAAAAAGCATTTGCCTGATACAATGCTTAATCAGGTTACAACTCTAGATGAATACAGAAATGCTTTTATACAGTTTAGCCTTGCATGGAAGTTATTTGAAGCATTTTGCAATGCAAGCAACATAAAACTTATATTCTCAACTTGGAACTATGAAGAAAAACAAAACTTAATTTTTAGTAATCATCACCCAAGTTACTTCCCATTAGATCGTCCAGATTTTGATGAGTACGCAAAAATAAAAAGACCTTCTGGAAAATTTAAAGACAAAGACTTAAGAAGAAGAGATAATCATTCTGGAATTTTATACCACGAGTGGTGGAAAGACTCTTTCATGGATCAGATAAGGGAAAGGGGCCTATTTAATGATTAAAAAAATATTATTTTGGTATCGCTTTAGAAAGATCAATAAGAAATTAAAGAAAAATCCACAAAAATTCATATACTAGATATATGATATAATTGTTTTATAGTTTGGCCTTATAAGGGGGAATAAAATGGATAAAGATAAGTTAGCAAATAAACTTGCTGGGAAGTCTGTAAGCAGACGTGGCAAGGAGTTAAGTTTTACAGAACTTGCCCCAGGAATTCATGTGTATAGTGATATTTGGCCTGAGTCAATGGAGTTTATGAAAAAATTAGAAGACACTCACCAGTTTGATCGTGAAGATTATTATGATGAAGAAATTGGAAAGAAAGCAAGTACTTGCTGGGTATACCACAATGAAGAGATGGCTGATGCTTTTGAAGAAGTAGTAGACTCATATCTATTTATGTGGGATCTTGGACCATTAACAAGAGAAGCATTTAGAATTACTAAGTTTGAAGATAACGAGTTCTTCTCAGTCCACCCTGATGATTCATATGGGACACCAAGAACTGCATCTTTTGTTTACTATCCTAACGATGATTACGAAGGCGGGGAATTAGAGTTTGTCCACTTTGGAATTACGTACAAGCCAAAGGCTGGAGACCTACTTTGTTTCCCATCTGGATATACTTACCAGCACAAGATACACAAAAAGACTGGTGGAAATACAAGATATACTGTTGTATTCTTTGCTTGCGAAATCTCACAAAAAGAACGAGATGCAAGAATGGAAACACTTGACTTTCCTTACCAACCTAAACTAGAATACATATTAAGAAAATAAAAACAAAATAAAAAAGGGGGCCTTGATTGGCCCCCTTTCTTTTTGCTAATTTACTTCTTTGCTACAGGCTTCTTCTTTGCAGGAGCCTTCTTTACTGTTGCCTTCTTAACTGCAGAATCAACTTCTGCTGCATCTGGAAGACGTCCAAACGCTGTGTCGTTAGGATTGATTGCACGGATTGCTACGGGCGCTAATGCAGCCAATAGAGAGTATGCAAGTGTCTTAGGATCTGTTACACCAGACATATATAGTGCAAGTGCTGCACCAAGTACTGATCTTCCGTATGACGCTAGTAGTGCTTTGATTTGTTCATTCATATTATTCCTCCTAGGATATAATTTGTGTTAGTGTAGTAAAACCAATCCAGAGGCCAATAATTCCTGCGACTCCCGCAAAAACTGGTGGTGCTGGTACTGGTAATTTGAATGCAGCAAACACGATTCCGCATCCAAAACCTGTTAGTATTGATAGAAAAACTTCCTTCATCGATAACCCTTTTCTGATAACTCTAGATAATGTTCTGAACACACATCGACTATTGTTGTCTCTGTGCCGTATACTTTTTCTGCTTCAAGTACACAATCTACGACCTGGCAAGAATAGAATGCATCATATGCCATATCGTAGTGTGACTTAAATTTTATCATTCCTCAATTTTACCATAGTCATCTGGTATGAACTTGATTAGTTCCTTATACGCAAGGCTTATATCCCTCATAGCGGGATGAAGAGGTGTCTCCATGACGCTACTATATTCATCAAAATACTCTATGTGGCCACCGACTCTTTGTTTGAAGTTCCATATCCCAGCCTGTACATTTTCAATATAGGCGTATGCCCAGTTTCTAGAGTCTGCAACAAACTTTAAAAATCCATCATCTTCTTTTGGTTCTGTATCTTTTTTTTCTTTTAATTCTTTAACTTCATTTTCAATTCTAATAGTATAGTCAAGAACCTCTTGTTTAATTTTAGTTTCAAGTTTCTTAAGACTATGTCTCATTCTAATATTATCTATAACAACACCAAAAAACAATATTACAAAAATAAAGAAACCTATAAAGTTTAGTATGTTTGACATTTACTTTCCACCGTCTCTAACTAAAAGAACAATCGCTCCATTTTCTTCAAGTGCTTGTTTAACTTTTAACATATACTGAAAAGCCTCAATCTTATCGTCATGATAAAGATTAAGAAAATCTTTTTCACTTGCCTTTACTGTAAGAAAATGTTCGTTATCAATGATTTGTAGCCTAAAGTTTTTAGGTGGGGTGATTGATCTAAAAGCCTTTTGCATATCATCTGTATACATTTTAGTCGTTTGTAAGATACTGCCAGGTATCTCCCCATTGCAACTTAGTTTTATGGCGATTAAATTCTTTTGATATCTTTCCGTCTTCAAGGTATATGCCACCCCAAACTCCGTATTCTTTACCAGTAATACCAATAGCAAAGCATTCTTTCTTTACGGGACACTCTGAACAGAGTTTATCAACTGCAAGTCTTAACTCTGGTTGGTCCTCATACTTTTCAAAAAATATGTTTGTGTCATACTCCAAACATAAGGCTTCATCTTTCCACAAATGCTTATTCAATTTATCCTACAAACTTGGAGGGTATATCCCAGCCATTCCTTGTTGGACTAAATCTACGAGCCATGTACCAAGATCCATCCTTGAATAGCCCATACTGTGATGTACGTGCCTTATCTGTTTTGTATGAGTTGACTACTGTCCAGCCATCCCATGACAAAGAGTTGTTTGATGCCACGATTGTTTCCATGTCTTTTAGTTCTGTTACGATCATTTTATACCCCTTAGTATTGGAAAATTCCTACTTCAATTTGATTTTGTTGTGCTTGGTATACCAGTTTAGATTTTTGCTCATTAGGATTACTCAAGAAAACAAAGTAATCAATTCCAGCAACATACATCTTTTCATCAATCTCGCTTGGCGGAACCATATGATATTTAATTTTTTTGCCTCTTGCCTTCATTCCTCTTTCAGACAAATTAACAAATTCTGACACCATGGCATTGATATTGCCTGGCCCTGCACTGTATAGATCGAATGTCTTATCGTCTTGTTTAAGGTTTGACATGGCTACAGCCATGGCTCTAAGAAAAACGTTGTAGTCTGCAAAACTACTTGTCCCCTGTACTCCCACTATCATGACTTTTCCCGTCTCTTAGTTTATCCATTATAAACAGCATCTTATCTAATTGTACCTTATCCATATGTATGGTGTCAACTATACGTGCAGTCGATCCATCAACATTCTTACCCTCTAAATCAGCAACAAAGAATGAGTTGTCTTTGATCCAGTAAGCCTGGCCATCGACAATGATTACCTTGATGTTTGTCTTTGCTTCTAACTCCATTGACTGAGACTTCCTGGGTGCCTTTAAAACCTCTTGTGGGGGCAATACAGGCGATACTATAGAGTGTATGTGGCTTTGACTATACCTAACCACTAATCTATCATTGCTAAAACTATTTAATGATATTATTTTTGTAGTAAAAAATACAAGGGCAAATGTTATTACAGACCCAAGAAAATATTCCATTTAACACCCCCTATATCACTAATTATATCATTTTTGTTGAAGAACAATTCTTATTATTTCTTTTAGAGTATACTGCTCAGACTTGTCTAGTTGCATTATTTCTTTTGCATTTAGAGCCTTATCTGTCAAGGTTACCATAGGGTCTTCATCTAGGAAGTTTATCTCAATAAACCCATGCTCCCAAAGGGCCATAGTCTCTGTGGTAAAGTATGTGTATAGATCATTATGTAGTTCTTCATTAACTGACTTCATCTTACTAGTAAAGTTGTATAGAGGTTCTCCAGTGTCTATATCCATCCCCGCAATTTCAAGTGCGCCAGATAGAATCAGATCCTCAATGATTGATTCAATCTGTTCGTCCTCATTCAACGAAGTCTCCAGGTCATTCTTGTTGGACCCTGATCTATCAACTGGAACATGTGGTGTTTATATTGATCAGTTAACTGCTGAAAAATTTCAGGGCTAACCTCTTTCATTTTATCTTTAATCTTATATAGCATTTCTCCACTTTGGTTATCAATGCTGTCTATTTCAATTGCATCCTGTAGTAGCAGGTGCTCAATTAGCGCTTCCTGTCTTGGATTCATCTTTACTCCTCGTTAATAAAAGATAGAAGTTCTTCTTTTGTTTTGGCCCCAGTAGTTCTGGATACCTCTTTGTTATCCCTAATAAGTACAAATGTTGGTACTGACTTTACTTCAAAATCACTTACCATTTCACTTTCAATATCTGCATCAATCATAAAAAATTTTGCAATAATTTGTTCTCTATTTAACTCTTCAACAATTGGCTTAACCTTTTTGCACGGGTTACACCAGTCTGCTGTAAAGTATAAAACGCTTTTCACTTACCAGACTTCTTCCTTGCCTTTGCCAAGGCTTCAAAATCTTTTATTTTTGTTTCTCCCATGTAGCCCCAAGCATGGCCATCATTGATCATCTTATCATTAATAGAAACTGTATCTCCATCAAGATAAACCCAACCAAGAATACGACCATACTTTTCAGATGAGTCCATCTTCTCTGTCTTGATGACTACAGACTTTGCATTGTCTATGGCATGCTTCAAATAAGCCTTTGCTTCTAGCCCTAAAGCCTTTTCAGCCTTGTCTGTTGTGCGAGACTCAGGGGTATCAATCCCAGCCAGTCTTACTCTTGAACTAAAAGAAATATCAAACCCTAAATCAATATCAACGTCAATGGTATCTCCATCAACAACTTTTGTTACTTTCTTTACATAATATTCAAACATTATTTTCTCCCCCATTTAACTTTATTCCAACCACGTTCATGGAAGTAATAAAGGATTGTTTTTGTAAATACCTCAAAACTTGCAATTGCTCCTGCCGTAACTGGCTCTTTAGTTATTGCCCAAGATATTACAAATGTGTCTGCCGTGCCTATAATGCGCCAAGTAATTGCTTTTAATGCTGATCTTTGCTTAGTTACGTTCATCTACATCGCCACCATAGTTGCTAATAAAATAAACCAGAAATCCAGAAATTATTAGAGAAGCGATAATAGCAATAATGTTTTCTACCATATTAATCACGGCTCCCATGCCAATAGCACCAGCCGTGAACCTGCTTAAACTCTTCTTTAAAAATATCTTGGTATGATCTTTCAATCTTTGACTTTGCTTCATGATCTACATTTTGCTCTGGTTCTCCAGATGTATAGTGGAAAAATATCATATCAACGTATTGGTCATCTGTAAAGAGTTGTGGAACTCTCCAGTGTACCTCGTATGATGGTCTAAATACTAACGCAGAGTTATCCGTAAGAGTAAATACCTTATCTTCAATCACAAGTGGCCACTGTACGTTAGATTCTAGTTGGTAGTCTACTGTTAGTTTTGCATCACCTGTATCATAATGAGGGGCAAGTCTTGGCTCCCCAGTTTTATTTGAGTACCTAGTAAATGCAACCCCCTCAACTACAAGGTCTTTGTTATGATTCTCATTAACATATTTAGTTACTTTAGATATTAATTCATGAGGAATCACATCTGCTGCAACGAATAAAACTCTTCCAGACCATGGCTGATTAAGTAGTTTGTCTAGAGGTCTTCCGTTCTCACGAATTTCTTCAATAGAAATATCTATTGCTTCAGAACTATTTAAAAATGTATAGATGCTATTTTTTAAAGCAGCAACGTCTTCATCATTAAATAGATCCGAAACAACTAGACTGTCCATATTAAATACCCATCTCTTTTCGCTTCTCTGTTGCAGAGATAGCCTGAATAGATGCATCCAATTCAATCTGCTCAATCTTATATCCAACATCACGACCATAAGAAATATTTGTAATGTTAGGCATCTTTACCACAAATGCTCCAGGAACATCTTCTTGAATGTATTTAGTTACATCACTAAAACTTAGTGGATCTTTTGGCGTCATGCCTTGCGTATGTCTAACTCCAAGAACAACCTGATAGGCTTTCTTCTTTGCTTCTTCATACAAGGCTCTATGACCTTCATGCCACGGTTGGTAGCGACCTAACAATAAGACTGTGTCTTCTTTCCAATCTACCATTCCAAACTTGCGTACTACAGTTATTGCACGTGTAGCAAGGGCATCAGTGTGGTCATCCCCAGTAACTTCAATTCTGTGGTCGTAGTGTGTAGGGTCTTCCCAAAGTTTATTTGTATCTTCGAATCTTCCCTCTTTAATTGTGTCAACCCAAACCACAACATCAGCATCTCCAAATGCCTTACGAGTTTCTTCTGTAGGACAAACAAAATCTACTAGGACAGGCTTATCCTGAATATTTTCAAGAAGCCTTGCTAGTTCACCCATACGACGAGCCTGCTCAATACGATCTTCTGGGCTAAACCCAAGATCTTTATTTAATCCAGCACGAATCTGGTCTGCGTTTAAATGTATTGCATTAGTTCTATCTCGAACTGCATCTGCAATAGTTGTCTTTCCTGATCCTGGAAGCCCTAAAAACTGAATTATCACTGTAGTTTCTCTCTCTCGTCTAGAATGCTAATAGCAAACTTCATCATCTTGTCATATCCAACTGCGTTGTCCATTACTTTATTGTAGTGGTGCCCACAAAAATATAGGTCTCCAGCGATACCATTAACCTTAACTAAGGCTTCAGCATTGCATCTGTCACATCGATCATGTGGTGATAGTTGCCATTCTTGTTGGACTTCATCTTTAACCATTGTAAACATTATACTACCGCTTTCTGTTATCAGTGGAATAAAATCCACTACCGTTGAATACTGCTCCTATATTAGAGTATACACGTTCCAGAGGAACATTGCAAGTCTCACAGTTGTATCCTGGATCATCTTCTTTGATTGATCGAACTTTTACTACGATATCGTTGCAACCTGCAGTACATTTATATTCGTACGCTGGCATCTATTTCTTCTTTAGTTGCCAGACAGGGAGATTAACTTTTGTATCTTCTAGTTTGTATCCAAGCAAGGACACAAATATCTTAATAATCTTAATTCTCATTACTTCACCTTGTTTCCAAACTTAGCCCATACTCTTTCATGAAGAAAGTATCCTAGCGCTTCCCAACCAATATATAGTAGTGCTCCAAGGCTTGCGTATTCCCACTCACCAGTAAATAAATAAATAACTCCAGCAACTCCAACTAGGTGGAATGTTTCCCAACTTGCTGTTTTTAATAGTGTTCTTTTAGTAGATTCCATTTACTTTACCTTACCTAACAAAGGAGTGTTTTCTTCTCCAACATATACTGGACGACCCCAGCCAACAACAGCATTGATTAACTTCTTATTGTTGTTTTTTACATAACCACGAGTCTTTTCTACACACATTCCGCCGTTGCGCTGGTCTCCCTTTGCAGTTCCTGAAGTGTTCCCTTCAATAACTTGGATTGTTCCATCGCCATTGTTCTTAATACAAAGACCAACATGAGAAATTCTATTGACACCATCATCTGGGAAATCAAAATAGATCCAGTCTCCTGGTGTTGGATCATCGTTACGAGCATCTGACCAACGCTCATTCTTCTTAAACCAGTCCGATGCTGCTACTGTTGATGCAGACTTTGGATACTTCTTTGCATCTAGTCCAGATGTGAACGCACACCAAGAAACGAATGATTGGCACCATGGTTGGAAGTTAACCTTCATCCATGCGCCATACTTTGTTTCATTATCTTTAGGGCCTTCAATTGTGCCCACTTCTTTCTTTGCAACCTCAATGATTGCTTTTAATGTTCCTTTATCAGCCATTTTCTCCTCCTATAGGATATGTATTAATTATACCAGATTAGCGTGTAATTGTAAAGTTGTATGCTTTTTCCCAGGCTAAAATATCAGCCTCATCATTAAGAAGTGGTTGACCTTTAATATTAAGGCTGGTATTAAGAAGAACTGGCACCCCAGTCTGTAAATAAAACTTATTTAAAGTCCTCCATAAGCCACGATGTTGATCCTTGTTTACAGTCTGGACCCTTGAGGTTCCATCTTTATGAACCACTGATGGTATTTTATCTGGCTGTAAACATTTAACCGTATACTGCATATATGGGGAATCAAAGTCCATATCAAACCACTTGTCTGCAAACTCTTCCATAACAACTGGAGCAAATGGTCTAAAGAGTTCTCTTTGTTTAATTAAATTAACTTTGTCTTTGATTCGTGGATCTCTTGGATCAGCAAGAATACTTCTATTACCTAGCGCTCTTGGACCATACTCTGCTCTTCCTGTTGCTACTGCTACTATTCCATCTTTTAGTATGCCGTCAATTATTTTGTCAACTGGATATTCCCCGCCTAAGTCGTGACCTAGGTATGGATCTTTCCATTCAATATGTTTTCCATATAACGCTGCTGCTGCACCTAAAGAACTTCCAGCATCTCCTGGGTTGGGCATAATCCAAACATCACCAAAAATATTCCATAACAGGGTGTTGGCAGAAGAGTTTAAGGCGCAACCACCCATAAACACAAGGTTGTCTTTGCCAGTTAGGTTGTATGCCATATGCATAAACTCATTTAGCCTTTGTTGATAAACAAATTGAACTGCAGCAGCGATATCAAACTTATCTTGCTCTGATTCAATCCATCCCCAATCATTAATTCCTTTATGAAAGTTATACTTTTGTTGATCATACTTTGGAAAATATGCATCAACTTTTCTGTAATATTTTGTCCAGTCCCCATATGCTGCCATACCCATCATAATATACTCTTCTTGATTTGGCATTAGACCTATTAGTTGTGTGAAAGCAGAATAGAATAATCCAAAACTAACTGGATAGTTTTGCTTATACTTAAGCCTAATCTTTTCTCCCTCTCCAACCCAGATTGTTGAGGTATTGTATTCACCAATAGCGTCAAGAACAACTATGACCGCATCAGTAAAAGGACTGGTGTAGTACCCTGCACAGGCGTGAGAGTAGTGATGCTTAAACGATTTTCTTGGAACGCTATCTATTTCAAATTTTGGAAGCCAATCTCCTGAGCCACCCCTAAGAAAGAGTCTTGATTTTTTTAATAACGGTCTCTCGTAGTATGCAACATGGTCTGGTTTTCCATACTGTAAAGCATCTTGAATTAAATTATCATTTACGTACCAGTCATTTTTCTTTTTGCTATATCGCTCAGCATGTCCTGCAAAAAGAATCTCTCCATCTTTTATTAAGGATACAGACGCATCGTGTGATGTTTCATTAACTCCAAGAATTATCATTCTGCGCCAGTAGAATCTCTTTTTTGTTCCAGCGGGACATTATGATACCAGTTTGGTAGTGCGTATCTTGGACCCCTAGTAACTGGATAAACTTCATGAACATACAAAAAGTTTGATGGGAAAAATAGTACGCTACCTGCTTCAGGTTTAAACTTTAATCCTGAATGCCTAAACTCTATCTCACCACCTTCGTAATCATCATTAAGGTATAAAAGAACAGATAAAACTCTAGTGCTTATCCCCTGATCTTGATGTGCTGGAAGGTGCCCAGTCTTATCATATCTAAGCAAGTGCATTGTCTTTTCTCTAGACTTGATATTCTTTTCTGCAAAAGGATATAACTCTGTTGAGTAGTGCTTAAGCGTTCTATCTAGTGCTCCAAATAATTCATCAGAAATAAAAGTTTGCTCATTTAGATAGATATCAGACTTTGGAATGTCCTTTACTTGCGGTATAAACTTTTGCATATTAAATGTAAGCATATTAGCGCCTTCACCATATGTCCATGGTACCCAAGGCTTTACAGAAGTTTTGAATGGTGCTGTCTTATCTTCTTGATATCTAGCATCAAGTTCTTCAATCTTATTAATTAAGTCTGCTGGATTGTTTACAATATTTTTATAGTAAACCATTCCAAGATCAAGTATCTCATAGTTTAACAAGAGGATACTCCTTCGCTTTCCATTTATTAAATCCAGGATGGAATTCTGGATCAGCATGTCCTGGTAAAGATGTGTGCATGTATAGACCAGTGTACCTATCTCCCCTGGTTACAGTTGTAATTCCATGGATATACTCTGTTCCTGCCCCTGGAAAAAACACAGCAGAATATTGTTTTGGTTGATACTCAAACTCTTGGTTTGGGAAATAAATCTTTCCACCATCATACTCTGACTCATTATTTAAATACATGATTGTGCTAAACTCAATCCAAGGCTCTGGACCTTGTGCATCAATATGTAGGTCGCCCTTTGTTCCAGTTTGCCAGTGTGATCCGAACGCTTTAAATACGTAGATGTCATTCTTAAAGCCCATGAGTTCTTTATGCATCTGATTTGATTTGTGACCATACTTGATCATGATATCCTGTACCGTTTTATTGTACGGTAACGATGTACCACCAAACCTTTTAGCGTAATACTTTGGGTACTCATTTACTTCTGATGGATTTAGTTGCTCGTCAATTAATGTCTTAGCATCTTCTGGCGAGATGAAGTTATCTATTACTGTTATTCTATGCATTGTTTCCCCCTGTATTCATTATACCATTAGTGAATTGACTTGGTTTTTGCTACAAACCTTCTTGCATCAACCTTATTAAAATCTAGTTTCTCTGGGTCATAAGCAACATCGTTTCCATCAAATGGTAGCCTTTTTATTAGTTTTAGGTCAACCCCATGAAATGTTTCAAAATCTTCACGGCTTCTCTTCCTTGCGCCAATGAATAGGAACTTACTTTTTCCTGTGTTGAGCAGGTCTACCACTTCGTTATAGTTATGGTTTAATGAGAATGGAGTATATATTTTTCCAATTGTAGGAGACTCTGATAGGCTAAAAAATTTTGTAGGGCAAGAATATATATCAAAGTTAGCAGAGAACATATCTATAGAAATGACCTCTTCTTCTCCGTTATATTTTAGATATTCTGGGTACTTCATATGAAACTGAAAAATTTTCTTTGTAGCAAAAATAAAATCTCTATCTATATAGTTTGTAAGAGTAAAGTCTTCACAATCTTGTTTTTCTACTTTTATATAAAATAAATTTTCATTAGATAGTTTTACTGAATGATTTCCAGATATAAGAATATTTTTGTCTTGCATAAAATTTAGTAAGTTTCTATCCCAATCCTTGGTTAGCATTACAGAATCTCCCAACTGCAAGATATAGTCTGCTCGTGAGTTTCTGATTGCTTGATTTTTAATTGAGCATGGGGATTTTTGGGAGTCCCAAAATATATGAGTATAGTAAGTAACTCCAAGAGATTTGAATAGTTCTGTCCTATCAAGTGGATGCTGATCTGCAACATAAACGGTTATCTTGTTGTCTCCGCTAGACATCTCTTTTAAGTTAGTTACTGTTTCCTTTAATTTTTTTCCTTTATATGAGTAAATAACAACGTCAATATTTTTACTCATTTTCGTTATCAATTTCTATCTCTTTACTATTCTTAGTTCCAAATTTTTTTCTTATCCAAGCAGTTTCTTTATAGTAGCCATACAGTCTTGATCTTCTGTTTTCTGCTGCCAACTCATGCCTGTCTAGATCATCTTCAGTCTCAACTACTTCGCTTTCCCAGTCCTCACGCTTAAAAGGAATCATTTGAAATATAGGGGTGCCTTTCGGAATTAAACCTATAAAATCTTTTTGAAGAAAGAATGCAGTAAATACTGGTAGTCCCCAAATATCTGATTCAACAATTCCAGACATAGTATAAAACGGAAGATCAAACCTATTCATTGGGTGTGTAATTAGAACAGAATACCCTGGTGGTGTTTCATAATACCAATTCATTCTCCATCCATAGTGGACTGGGTGGCAGTTGTTTGGTACTGGAAGTTCTATTGTTGGTCTCTTGTCTATCATCATTACTTCACCATTCCAAGATACAATGGGCTTTCCTTTTTCATCTTGATCTACATAGACATCATCTTCAAGAACATAATGGTACCCTCCCGTTAGTGCATCAAAGAATGGCATACACATTTTGGTTGCAACCATTGCGCCATCTGTTCCGATATTGTTTTTTACTCCAAGTGTGATATCATCATTTGATTTGTCAAACCTAGTTAAACTCTTATACCATTCTGGAACAGTGCTTACTGCTGGTACAGGGGCAGTAAGTCTGCCATCGTGACCAGTAAAGCCTGGGGTAAACTTTATTGATAAAGGTTTTTTCACTTAAATTCTTTCTTGCTTCTAAACTTTAACTTGTAAGCATTAACAAAGTTACTTCTGACATTAAGTCTTTGCTTTGTTATGACAGCGTTTGCTTCTTTGTTATCAACAATCTCCATTTCCCAATCTTCACGTTTAACTGGGATTACCTGAACAAGTGGTGTCCCTTGTTTAATTACACCCTTAAAGTTTTTTCTAACAAGGAAAGAAAGATGCCCATCAGTAATAAACTTATCAGTGTCCACGAATGCGCCCATTGCATAAAAGGGGGAAGCATCCTTATGAACTGGATTCATAAAGATACAACTATAGCCTTCCTCTGTTCCAACAGAGTAGAATGGCATAATCCTAAACAAGTCTTTGTGATAAAGTTCTTTGTCTATTGGGTAGTGAGAGTACTGCAATATATCGTGCTTTGATATCATATCGTTAGCAAATTGTTTTAGTGTTATTGGAACTGACCACTCAATTTTTTCTGGGTTTGTTGCATCAATATAAATATCACAAGGACACAAGATTAGATATCCAGCAGTCATGTAATCAAATACGGGCATACATCTTTTTACTGTAGAGGATACGTTGCCCATTGGCAAAAACTTTGCATCATCAATAGATCCAGGTTGATCTCTGTACCATTTTGGTACAAGCCTAGATGCTGGAATTGGTTCAGGAGCAAAAGACTGAGTCTTCTCGCTAAACGGGTAAAATTTAATATTGTTCATAAAAGTTCCTAACTCTCTGTATAATTATATCATCTGCTTCAAAAACAATATCAAACATTGGCTGATTTCTTTTAATCTTGCCAAAAACCTTACTAACCATATGGCTACCTGAGTTCTTAAAACTAAAATCCACAAAGTGTGGCTCTACATAGATTTCCGTTTTGTTTGTTTTTTTATAATGATTAGACGATTCCTGGATTAAAAATGGAGAATCTGTGTTTGGCCTAACGTATCTTACTTCAACATCCTCATCAATAAACCAAGGAACATAAAACTTAAAAAAGCCAAGAAAGCAACCACTGTCTCTGTCGTATACATTCTTGGTCCTGTAGTATTGTCTCATCCAGGGTCGATCTAAATTAAAGAATTCCCCACTTTTTTTTTGCAATAAAAAGAATTCTGCATGATTTTCCTGTCTAAGTGTTACAGTATTTCCAATTATAGATATTAGTCTTGGCTTTGGATATAAAGCCTCAACATATTTATTTATTGGTTTTATTACTGAATCCGAGTATTTACCTTTTAAAACATACTCATACCTAATCCATTTTTCAGGCAGTCTAGATTTTTTACTGATCTCAGAAAATACTGGATCATATGTGTTGTACCACACGTTGAAGTCATGCTTGTCTTCTTCGTGAAGCATAAGTGGTTGTTCCATTTTTACTTCCTTGCTGGTCTGGCAGGTTTCGATCCTGCGACATCCGAATTAACAGTTCGGCACTCTACCAACTGAGTTACAGACCATTATACACTATTACGAAATTGGGTTAACAATTCCCTTTGGTGTATTAGCCGTTACCCACATTGATGCTACTGCTGCTGTTGCTGATGATGATGTCTGTGATACAGGACCAAATGCGGTATTGTATACCCACTTGCTACCATCTAGTGATAGTCGAGCAAAGTAGTCTGTGTTGGCATCAAAACGTGCCAAAGCATTTCCCTTTTCATCAGCATGTGCAACCGCTAAAGTGTTAGCAATGCATCCTGGATAACTGACAGACTTATTTGTGTCATTTCCTGCTGCTGCAAATACTGGAATACCAGAAGACTCTAGATCGTTAATTAGTGATCGGATTACAGCGTCATCTGCAAGGCGAGCCTTTGGTGTATTGATTGCTCCGTATGGAACACAGTCTAACTTTGTCTTATTAAATGTTAAAGAAATTGAAACAGCACTTACCTTAGACTTATTAGCCTTTACCCAGTTAAGTGATGAGATCAATTGGCTTGGAAAAACATCAGACTGTGCACTAGAAGCACAAATTGGAATGATGCTAATTGAAGGATTCTGTAACTTTGCTACAGAATACATGGCTGTTCCATGATTGTATGGATCAGAAGCCTTTGCATTTTTAACTGGCTTTGACTGTGCACATACTGCACCTGTAGATGTGATTGCACCTTGTGCAATATTTGACTGAAAATAAGAGTCAATAATTACGAGAGACTTAGCGTCTGCTGCTTGTGATTGTACTGGTACTACAACTGAAAACAATACTGCTATTAGTGCTACGATCTTTTTCATTTTATTCCTTTTCATTTTAAGATATCATCAATCTGATGACATGTTGACAAGGGTCTCCCCCTGCCTCCCATTCTTCTACTTCTTCTTCACCCATATAAGCATAACCGCCATCATGTGTATTGCAATAAGGTGGTGTTATCCATCCCCGATCAATACCATTTGAAAGCCATATGCCAAACTCTTGCTCTTCTGGAGATAAATCTTCTTCGTCACTGTAGTTCATATTATAAGTATACCCCTACACACTGACAATGTCAACTGGCCCCATGCATGATGGGTTAAATTTTATTGCAGCATTTACTGCTTGAAGAACTCTGCTCCTTGCATTTTTTTGTTTATCTGTTGCATATAAAACACCGTAAGCATACTCTGCTCCTGAACCCATAGCAAGATATGGCAATGTGTATTTAGATAAAGACATGTCTACAGAACTATGCTCATATATTTGTCCACGAATTGCAATTATTAATCCAAGGTCTCCTTCTTTTGAAGTGTCAACCCAAAACTCATTATAAAATTCTCTAAGTTCTTTAATAAACTTAGTCTGCATAAACTTATCAGTATCTCTTATGTTTGGGGTAGAGGGTTTAAAGTTATATCTAATTCTTTCCCCATCCATTGATCCAGCATAACCAATTAGGTATGGGCCAATCTTCCAAACTTTTGGAGCATCAAGTGCTAAGATAGTTCCATCGTCAGAGGCGCCACGGTCTCCAGCCATATAGATCTTGTCTTCATGTCTTACTACAGCAATACAAGTCATTCTGCGTGGTAACCTTTCGGATATAGTGTTATTATTACTTTTTGTATTTCGTCTTCTTCTGACCAGAGCCTACTATTAGTATACACGAATTCTAGGATCTTGTCAAAGACCCCATCAACGTGTACTTCAGTATCCATACTAAGATTCATCTGAAAGTCTGCTTCCCAATCATTACTAAAATTATCTGATAGTTCTTTTATTACCTCTTCCAAACCTTTAGATTTTAATATGATGACTGTTGGTTTATTTAATAATCTAATCTCTTCAAATGTTTTTTTCTTATCTGCTAGGTGCTGAAAGTTGCCAGCAAAATAAAATGAATGAACATTTCTTTTTCCATTAACAACAGCGCTTATAACTGAGTTAGGTCCAGATAAAACTTGATAAGGAATGCTCATCTCCGAAAGTATTGATTTGAATTGTGACATAGGCTCAAGAAAAACCGAAGAACCTTCATCTGAAACAACAAATATTTTTTTTCTATTTTTTACATGCTCAAGCAAAACATTTTTCATATCATCAACATGAGCAGGATCAGACTCAAGGTTGTATTGAAGTATGACACCCCTTGGATTTATATTTGGTCTCTCTTCAATATTGAGATAGTTGATGGCATTGATTAATCTAGAGAACTGTCTATGATTTTCTACTAAAATAACATCTGCAGTTTTAATATGTTCTATTGCAGATAGACTAATGTCTGCTGGGTCTCCAATTGGCAGAGATCCAAACACTATGTTTTTTCTAAATATATTATTTTGTAGCGTGTCTTGAATTTGATAGCGCAAGAGAAAGCCCCTCTAGATAGATACCTTATAAGTATACCACCCAGAGGGGGTCTTTCAATTAATGACTAATTAGCCTTTTTGTCTACAGACTTAAAGGCGTCATTTATTTCTGCAAGTGATAGTTTTCCATCGTCTAAAAAAGCCCTTGCAAGCCTCTCAATAACGCTGGCTACACCAAGTAGTCCTGCTAAGAATACTGCCTGAACTGTATCTATCCCTACTACGGCTCCTGCTCCTAGGACTGACAGTCCTGATGCTGCGAATACCGCAAGAATTCTCATGAGTATATTCGTCAACGCCTTCTGTGAGTTTTCTTTCTTGGGTGCTTCTACTGCTATTTTTTTAGTTGCCATTATTCATCATCCCATTCCTTATTTCTAACTGGATAGGTAATTGCCCATGCAATCAATGTACCAACAATTGCATAGCCTACTACCGTTTTTGCAGAACCATCAAGGACTACCCAGGCAATAAACATACCTAGAAGTGTCCAAAGTTGATCTATCATATCTTTGATTATTTTCTTTATCATGGTCTTCTTCTCCTTATTCCCTTGGAATCGCCAGAGGCTCCTCCGCCACCTGATCCTCCAGAACTACTGCCTGTGGACCCTCCAGTGGAACCTGTCGCAGCACCTACAGCATTTAACGCTGCTCCTGCTGCTACAACTGTTGCTACAACCATTTCGGTTGCTTCTTCTCTTTCGCTTTCTGTCATATCTGCGCCTATGCTACCCAATGCTTCTAATGCTGCTCCAGGGTCATTAAATAATTCTGCTGCAAATGCTGCTGGGTCGGAAACTAGTTCTACTTGAACGGCAACCTCTGCTGTAATAACAACAGCCTCACCATTTTCGGATGTACGAACATCAACTGGTGTGCTTGCTGGTAAATCTGATAATTTAATTCCAGCCTCTGCAACCTGTTGTGCAGTAAGATTTTCACCTTCTGGCACTGATTGAATTAACGCATCAGCAACAATATCTTTTTCTGCTTCAGATAATTTACCATCTGAACTTGCTAGTGCAACAATTGCTGCAACATCTTCTTGTGAAACTTCACCGTCTGATGCAAGTGCTTCTAGTACTGCTTCTTGATCTGCTACAGAAACTTTTCCATCTTCTGCCAATGCTTCAATTAATTGATCAGTTTCTTCTGCATCAATTTCTCCATCTGCTGCCATTGACTCTGCAATTGCATCGACCTCTTCACTATCTAATTTACCGTCTGACAGTGCATCATCAACTGTATTGGTTACATCTTCTTCGGATCCCGTCACTGGTTCTATATCAACTGGTTCAACGTCTACTGGTTCTGTATCCACAGGTTCTGTTTCAACAGGCTCTGTGTCTATAGGCTCTGTCTCTACAGGAGTAGTGTCTATAGGCTCTGTCTCTATAGGAGTAGTGTCTATAGGTTCTGTTTCCACTGGTGTGGTATCCACGGGTTCTGTATCTACTGGCTCTGTATCTATAGGTTCTGTTTCAACAGGTGTTGTATCTACAGGAGTAGTGGTTACTGGTGTGGTGTCTACTGGTGGAACAACTACTGGTGGATCTACAACTGGAGGTTGAGTAACTGGAGGTTCTATAACTGGAGGTTGAGTAACTGGAGGTTCTATAACTGGTGGTTGAGTAACTAAAGAAGGTGGAGCAGGTGTTACAACGGGTTCTGGGGCTGGTGCAGGAACTGCATTAATTACTGCTTGTGCGGTAGCAATAACAGTTGGTGCTGCTAATACTGCTTCTACTGCTGTTGAAACAACTGCAATATCTGCTACTTTTGTAGTTAATGTTGTAGTTGCTGTTGTTAATGCAGTCACAGTGTTTGCAGAAACAGTAGCGATTACAGGAATTGCTACTGCGGCTGTTGTATTTGCTGTATTTGTTGCAACAATCGCCGTAACTGCTGAGTTTAATGTAGCAATTTGTGCATTTGCTGTATCAATTGCCGCTAGTACTGTTGCATTGTCTGGATCAGGAGTAGGTGTAAATGCAGCGCCTTGATTAATTGTTCCAGTAAACCCTGTAGTAGTGCTTGTATTAGCAATAGGTGTTACGGCACCCCCAGTTGTCTCTCTTACATTAAACCTAGCGCCATTTGGTATTGGTCCAGTCACGCTTACATCTGCTTGCCATGCGCCATCTGCTGGGTTAACATCGGCATTAAACCTAACTTGAGTCATCTGTGTCTCGGCAGTAGTAAGAGGATATACTCTAAGGTCCCACGCAATAGACAGAGTATTGGTTGTTGTTGAATAAGTAATACCAGATCCATTACTCCATGTAGTCCAGTCATAACCCGCTACAGAAATTGAAGGGGCATTGGGTGTAGAGGAGTAGTTTTGTCCTTCATTTACTCCAAAGGTTATTGTTGCATTAGAACTAACATAAACATTGTTATATGTGACTCCACCCATTTGTAAATTAAATGGAAGGTTCATGCGGATACCCGCATCATCTGTATTTGCTAAAACATTTGATGTTGTTCCAACTGTGGCTACCAAAGCATTTACTGCATCTTGAGCATTATTAATTGCAACATTTGCCTGAGTTAATTGTGTCTGCGCCTCTGTAGTTGCAGTGGTTACTGCTGCTACCGCCGTGGTTGCCGTTGCCACTGTGGCAGTTGCGGTATCTATTGTCGCCTGTGCTGCCTGTATTGCAGTAGAGGCTGTTGCAGCCTGTGCTACTTCTGTTGTAATTGCGGTGGCTACTTGAGTAACGGTAGTTGGAGATTCTGTCATTAAGGGGGTTGCTGTTGCTATAACTGTTGCAGTTGCAGACTCAACGACGGGGGTCGCTGCCGTGACAGCAGTTTGTGCTACAGCAACTTCTGGAGTCTGTGTTGTTGCGGTTACAGGTATTGCTGCAATTGCTGTGGTTACGGCAGTTACTGCGGTAGTAACGTCTTGCGTTACTGTTGCTGCTGTTGCTACAACTGTGGAAACATTTGATACTTCTGCTACGGCAGTGGTGGCTGCTGTGACTGCAGTAGTTGCTGCTGCTACGGCCGTGTTAGATGTTGTTACTGCCTGTACTGCAGTCGCAATAGTTGCTGTTGCTGTATCTGAGGCTTGTGCTGCTTGGGCTACCTCTGTGGTGGCTGTTGCTAAGGCTGTATTTACTGCCTGCTGGGCTGGACTTACGACTACTTGCTCTGATGGGGCTGGTGCGCCATCAGCATGTGCTTGATCAACTGGAGATATCAACATCCATAAAGTCAAGAGCAAACCTACTAATCCAGATTTGATGAGAAGTGATTTTATTTACCTTTCCCCCTTATGCAAACAATGTCTGCTAGGATGATTATACCATTTTATTAAACAAAAAAGAGGGCTAGCACTTGGCTAACCCCCTTAGTTGTTGGTTTAAATTACTTCTTTAGTGCAACCTTAGCCTTTGGGAACTTAGCGTTCCACTTCTTTGCCAATGCGTTGTACTGTGCAACATATGTAGCCTTAGCAAGATCTGATGCTGCCTTTGCAGTTACTGTTGCTGAATCAGATGCTGCCTTTGCGTCTGCAAGTGCCTTATCTGCTGCAACCTTATCTGCTGCACGTCCTGCCTTCTCTGCTGCAAGTGCTGCATTAGCAACTGCTAGTGCTGAGTTAGCAACTGCAAGTTCTGCGTTCTTTGCTGCAAGTTCCCCTGCAAGATCACGAACTGCTACTACTGCAACTACAGAACCTACTGGCGCTGCAAGGCCTGTAACGGCTGCTGCTACTGTTGCGTATGCTGTAACAGTAACTGAACCTGAAGCAGGAAGTGTAATTGTCTGCTCCTTAGTTCCAATTGTTGCTGTTACTGTATCTGTTGTAAGCGCTGTTGCTGTTGCAACACCATTTGAAGATACCAATGTGTTAACAGTTACACCACTCTTAGGATTACCAAATACGTCAAAAGCAGATACCTTAAGTACCTGTGATGTACCTGCTGCTCCTGATGTTGGTGCAGAAAGTGTAATAGAGTTTGCTGTTGCTGCAGAGTTTGAACCCTGAACATAGTAAACTGTTGTAGTTCCAGCACGGGTAATCGATACTGTTCCTACTGCTGTACTTTTAGTATATACGTAAAAGTCTGCTGCTGTTCCAGTTCCTGTTGCAACTGAAAGTGTTGAAGAACCGTTTGATGCGGTTACTGGTGCTGTTGATGTTGCTAGAGCAGGAACAATTGTTGCATTTGTTGCAACTGCTGTTACTACTGTTCCAGTGTCTACTGACGTTACAGCAATCTTCAATGCATCTGCTGCATCGATACTGTTGTCTGCTGGCACTGGTAGTGATACAGGAGTTGTTACTACTGTTCCACCTGTTGCTGCAGAACCCGCTACCGTTAGGGTAACAGTTCCAGCGTTTGCTTGCGCTGCTGGCGATACGAGCATTGTGCTAGTCAGGGCTGCAGCGATGATTAGCGATACTTTCTTGAATGAATTCATTTTATCTCTTTTCTTGTTATAGTGTTTTTAGTCCAGCCAAATAATCTTCAATGTCTTTTAATTGACTAGGTTTATATTGTATCACATTGCGAGAGTCCATGTCAAATTGCTCCTCTGGAGTCTTTGGCCTATCCTTGTAGGTATGGACTTCTATCTCAGTATTTATATCTTTTGGGGTATGTGATATTGCCCCAAATATTGCTCCACACACAGCATCAGCCAAGTCCTTTGACTTCTTGCGTGGGTGATCAACTCTGTCATTTTTCATAATCTTTAACTGGGTTAGTTCTTCAAACAAAAGTTCGATTGCTGGCATTACTAGCCTCTCTTCATAAACAAGCATTGCCATATCTTCATAATGTTTTTTAGCAACAGAAACAGTATCAGTTCTCATTCCAACCTGATTCAATTCATTCTGAATATCAAATGACTGCCAACGGTCAAAAGAAACTAATCCAACATCAAACCCAAGTCTTCTAAGGTTTTGAATCCACTGCTTCACCTCTGAAAGATTAACGGGGCCTTCAATCTTTGGCTCCCACCATGCTACTGCATCTACTACTACAATTGGTGCTACCTGTTCGTAGTTATTAATTACTTGGATATTTACCCATTTTTCTACATGGGCGATTGCTACCGCACACTTGTCATGCTTTTGTGCAAGGTCAGCGTGTACATAATATTTTTTAGTTGGATCTGGTTTAAATGACTCATCAAATCTTTTAAAAGCGTCTATTGGATTTCTTGTTGTCATACAAGATCTTACCTTCTCGTGCTGCTTAAAGAATGCATCTGATGCAAATGTTGGTACACAAGCAAAGCGCATCATTGCATCTCCAAGGTCTGTCATGAATGCAATCTTAAAATCATCAATCTTTCTTGTTGGGTTTACTTCCCATGTTGGTCTCTTGAGTGCAAAGACCCCAGGATATTTATATGAAACTATATGATCTTCATCCCAAGCGATATCAAATGTATTGTCTGCACTATCTTCTGGAAGCAATGGATTAATTACAAACTTATGTGTACGATCTATAACTTCTTTTTCAGAGATTACTGCATCATACTTTTCTGAAATAAAGTCTCCTGGATAGCGTGGGAATGAAAGCAAAACGACTTTGCCAAGGTCAGGGAAACGGGAGTCAACGGATCCACGGAAAGCCTTATATATATTATCTGCGGTCTTTCCTTGATCATTTCCTGTACCAACCTCAGATGCAAAACCTGAAATCTCATCAAGAACTGCAAGCAAAAGATTTAAACCCTCGTGTGACTCACGTTCTGAGTGTCCAGAGTAGACGGTAATAGATTTATTAAACTCAATTGAATCTGCTTTAGCATAGTATTTTCCAGCAAACCATGGTGACTTTTCAATTTTTGTTTTAAAACCTTTAAAGAAAACGTTCTTTGCCTGTTGTGCGTTAATAGCAACGTTGATTAAGTCAATAGCATCTCCAGAAGGCTTGCCAAAGTATTTTGCTGGGTCTTTTAAGCATAGTAAC